TCGTCCTGCACCCGAAGTGTTCGCTTTCCTTCACGGCTTGAGGCCTGCAGAGGTGCTCTTCTACGCGAAAACGTATCACTGGATTAAACGTGTAGTTTCCTACGATGAGCATTTCCGGAACATCCGAGAGCGCTTCAAGGCGCTTGCGATCAAGGAGTCCGTACAAGAGATCGAAGAAGAGCAACGTGCGATCATGCGCACCGCAAGATCGGCCCTGCAAATCGAAATGCAGAAAGCGTTAGAAACGGCGCAAGCTTCGGACCGCGCTACGATGAAAACAGCCGACCTACTGAAGCTGGTAAAAATCGTCATCGAAATGGATCGGTTGCTGCTAGGTAAGGCGACGCAAATCGTAGAGTCGTCGGTAGACTACGCAGCGATGAGCGAAGAAGATTTCAAAAAGTTGGAAGACCTAGATGCCAAGTACGGCAAAACCTAAATATCGTACGTTCTGCAACGTCAACGAGAGAACGCTCACACGCGAAGAGCTGTCGCTTTGCCTGTCGCGAGGGTTCGTTGCGATCGACCCTGGCGCCGACACCGGCCTTGCGGCCTTCGGCCCTTGTGCGGAGCTCCTCCAACTCACTTCCTTGCCTCACGCGCAAGCGCTCGCCTACGTGCGCAACTACCCCGGCTTGCTCGTCTGCGAGGTACCGAAGGTCTACCCGGTCCAACAGAACAAGGTCAACCCGAACGATCTCATTACCCTCGCACTCAAAGTCGGCGGACTCGTGGCCGTAGCTCCTGCCTACCTGATAGTTGAACCTGCGAACTGGAAGGGTGGACTGGCGAAAGACGTCACTGCACGCCGCAGCTTGGCAGCGCTTCGCGATAGCGAGAAGCCGATCGTGCGAGCGTTGCTCGACAGCGCCAGCGAGTCGAAGGTGCACAATGCACTCGACGCGCTGGCGATCGGCTTCTGGGCTTCGGCGAGAATCCGCTTCGGCCCCATCGGCCCGCTCGACTAGAACCCGGTATCGACCTGGGAGAAAGGCCGGCAGTAGTAAAGCTGTGTCGAGGTGATAGCGATCCGGTCGACCCAAGCGATCCAACCGTTTTCCGAGGCGTTCAAACGGACGCCTACCGAAGCTCTTTCCGAGTCGAGATCGGTGTAAAACGCAGGGTTTGACATCCTATTTACCGTTTCGGCTTTGCTCCAGCTCCTTCCGTAGTCCGCGGACACTGCAATATGCGTAGTAGTTTCTGAGGGAAGGGATGCGAAGTCGACGGTGGTATAAACGCCTACGGCATATCTACCAAAAGGTATTGTGCGGTCGAACGTGCGGCCTCCGGAGAACGTCTTTACGACGGTCGACGAACTACCTGGCGTGGCGTAAGGACTCTCATGAACAAGATCTCCGACGACTGTCCGCCACACCCCGCTAACAGGATCCCAGATTGAATTAACGCCTGACACCGCTGTAGCTCCGGACGAAGTCCACGTTGCTCCGTTGTCCGTTGAGAACCAGCAACGACTGATTGCGAAGAGCCAGATACGCCCGTCGTCCTCGTTTCTCCAGAAGCGTGAAAACGTGCTTGCTCCTGCCGAAGGCAAAGCCACAAGCGTCCACGCGGTTCCGTTGAAGCTATGCACGCATTGGATTCCCGCGGACGTTTGGCCGTGGAATAGGAGCGGCCCACCTGCTCCCGTATCGAAAGGTCGAGATGTTGTGTTCACGCGGAAAAGTGCGGCTGCTGCAAGCGTTCCGGACGTCACAGCGGCAAGCGTTGCGGCCGTCAAGGTTCGCCAAGAGCCTGTAGCTGTAACCTGCACGTATTTGCCCGAAGCGGCGTGATATCCGATCTCGCTTGTCGCGCTTAGCCCTCCGTTTCGCAGAGCTCTGCGGGCGGCCCCGTCTTGGCTGATTGCGCTGTAGTTTCCGGAATCTCCGCACGCGACCCAGAGTTTCCGATCGACATCGTAGCAAGGCGCGCCGTTCCACTGCAGCGCATCGGGCGCAATGTTCGGTTCGCGGAACGTGCGGACATCCGCCAAGCGATCAAGCAAGAGGCCGCCTTGCTGTTCCGTTTGCCGATTGCGCATCCAGTTCTCGTGCTCGGCTGCAACGGTAGCCTTCGGACGCACACCTTCTAGGTACACCGAAGGCGGCGGCTCGACCTTCGTCGGTGAGGCGCCCGTGGCCCAGAGCTCCCCAGACGCGTCGTTTGCGTAGTTGGTCGCGCTCGCCCACGTCGGAGGATTGATCTCTTGCAGCTTCGTCATCTAGTTACCTCTTTCACGTGCGCGAACGCTCTACTGAGAGCGGGCGTGGTTGTCGATCCGTAGCCTTTGCCGACGAGCGCGTTGGTCACGCTACCGTAGCTGATCACGTTCGCTTGCGGTGCGGTCGTGCTGAAAATCACGAGATTGAAACCCGCTGGCTTTGCGAGTCTGAGCAAGCGCTGCAGCGTCTCTGCCACCGAAGAAGAGTAGCCAACCATCTCGATCGCGTAGCTGTTGTACCCTGGCTCTTCGAAGCTGAAATCTCCCGCGCCGAGAACAAGCTCGAGGATCTCGAACGTGTCGAGCGTTCGCCCTCGGCTTGTTTGCGCTCGGATGAGCGAACCGAGGAACAGCCTGTAGGCTGCATCCAAGCGACCTAGCCGCGGCTCGTTCAGGAGCTTACCGATGGTTTCCAGCTGGACACCAACAGCCGTGCCCAGAATATGCGCGTAGATTACATCGATTGCGAGATCATCCAGCCGCTTCACCGCACGAAGCCACGTCCGAAGGATCCCCGTGATAACGGGCTTTTCCGCGGTGCGGAAATCCGACACGAGACGGGAAACGCCCTCTTCAACGAGGTTCGGTTTTTTGGAAAGCGTCACGGGATGTTTTCCAGAAGCTGGACGATCGTGACCGTGACATCGCCACCGGAGATCACAGCACGTTCGTCCACACTCATCGGCAAGGATGCGTCAGGGCCGGACATCGTAGGGAAAATCGAGAGCGAAAGGATGGTCACTTCTTCCGTGAGCGGCACCCCGAGCGCGGCCGCTTTGACTCGCGATGCGATTACGTTCTGGCCGGTCTTCAACGACGAGCCGTACTGGACGATCGCTGCAACCACGTCCGCCACTTGCGAGGCCGACCAACCCGGCAACGTCTGGATCGTGATCTCGACGACGATCCGCCTACGGTTGATGCGTGTAAATTGCATGAGCCGGGATCGGCCCTTCGTATCGTAGGCAAGCGCGAGGGTCGTGCCGAAGGTACGGCCCCCCGGTGGCTTGTTTTCCCAAATCGTTTGGGCGATCACAGCATCGCTCGCATCGTTCGTGCCGCCGTCATCAATTAGGACCTCGAAAGAGAGCGCCGGTAGGCCGGTGGGCCCCGGAGTGAGCGTCGTGTTCTCTCGAGCGTCCGCAAGCTGTACGCCCGGGATCTGGCTCACCTCGTCAACGATGCTATCGAGGGTTCCCGCTCCGTTTTCGGTGTCCCGCTGCGATCGAAGCCGCGCTCGATAGATCGTATCGGTTTCAAGCGCTCTCGCAGGTTGCGACGGCGCGGGATTCGTGGCGGAAACCCAGCCCGTGATCGCGGGGATTTGTGTGATCTCTCCGGGCACGGCGGATGAGGCCAGGTTTGCAGCCTCGAACGTGCGGACATACGTGCCGTTTGCGGGGGCCACGAACGGCCCCACAGCGAGCCATACCCGAGAGTTGTCCAGAGCACTGGCCACAGCGTCGCCGGGCGTTACGACCGCTCCTAGGAGCAACACCAGGGACAGGAGCACGCGCGGGTTCTGCGCCGTCAGCCGCGGGCGACCTTTGAAATCTCCGAGGTTGTCAAGCAACGCACCTTCTGCTGCATCGATATCGAACGCACCGTAGGCGACAGCGATTGCTTCTGCCGTTTCTGCCAGCTCGCGCGAAGTGCACACGTTCAGCTGGCGCAAGGGATCGTCATCGTCTTGCGAAAGTCCAGCGTCAACCGTCTCGAGCTGATCTTGCCCGATGTTTTGCGCGATCTCTTGCAGCGTTTCAATCTGCAGCCCGAAATCGTTTAGGATCAAAGCCATGGTCTACTCCTGCACGATGAAGGGCAAGCCATCGAAGCCGCCGGTGATAATTTGATCGTTGTCTGCGAGCGCTTCAAACGTGACTTTCAAGTCGCGGCCTGTCAGCACCAAATCGATGCGACGAACTTCTTTGACGATTGGACTCATGCTCATGATCACATCCGTAAAGATGCGCCGCACGACCGCGCTATCAGGGTTTTTCACGAGCACTTTTTGAATGTATGGCACACCTATCCGCAAATCTGCGAACCACTCTCCGAGCCAGATCTTGAGCCTGTTCCGGATCTTGATCGACGCCACGACGTACGGTCGGCGCTCTATCAACAGCCTCTTTTTTCCGAACGCGTCGAGCACGAGCGCGAAGTCACCGGAGGGTGCTTGAAAGATTGTGCTGATCATAGCGCTTTCACCATCGTGGATTGGTACGCGGTTCCGACTACCAGGTTCCCGTCAACAAGCGACGCTGTCGGAGCGTTGAAAGCGGCGTGACCGTGCAGGTTGTACGCTGTGATGATCTCATTCACCTTTGCTACAACCGCTGCGAATTCGAAGGCGAGACCGGAGGATAACGCGACGAAATCCGTAGCGCCTCTACCTAGCAGAATATCCGAAGCTCGGACCGAGACTCTTCCGAGCGAAGTCCCGAAAAAGCCAAGCTCCCAAGCGTCGGGCAACGTGGCCAGCAACGGCGCGGCGTCGGGCGCAATGCCGGCGAGAGCGACTGGATATCCGTCTGAGTGCTGGCGGAGATCGGCAGGGTTCTGCGTTCCGCCGCGCTCGCGCCACTCTCCGGCGCTGTATTGGAGGAACACGAGCAAGACGCTGTCACCCGGCGCAAGCGCGCCACAGAGGCCGCCAGACGATCCGCGAGGCCAGAGCACGGGAATGTCATCGAACGAAGGGAAATCCTCGAACACTGCCTCGCCATTCGCACGAAGCAGCGGCCGGCGAAGCGCGCTCTGGATACGCGCGCGTTGCGTCGCGAGGTTGTAGCCGTCAACGATCCCAATCGTTGCTGTGTGCAGGTGGTCGAGCGCCTTGTCGATTCCCGACTGCACCGCTTCGCTTAGGCTTACAGATTCTGGCATGTCACTTAGCTTTCACGGGCTTGCAAACCAGATTGATATACCACGCGTCGCCTCGGGTTTCGCCGCTGTATTGCGCTTCTGTGATCCGATAAACGCCTTTGACGAAGCGTGAATCTAGGATGACACGAAGACCAGGCCGAACCCCTCGCAGAATGAGCGTAGTGCAATTGACAATTCCTTCTCGGTCGACCGAAGGCGAGCCGATCAATCCCGTTGCCGCGTTCAAAATGTAGGGGTTCGTATCGAGCGCAGCGCCCGCGTCGAGGATCTGTAGCTCCCCATCTTGAACGCTCCATTCGAGGCCGGCGCTGTTGCAAAAATCGGTCATCACCTTCGCGGTTTGTCCGCTGATCGCGGTCGCTACCGGGAACAAAACCTTGCCGCGAGCAGCGAGTTTCAAGGACGCTTGCGCGATGTTCCCGAGCTTCACGTTCAGACTCTTCGCGATGGCTTGTAGGACCGCTTGCGCCGGCGCTTTCGGTCCGACTGCGAGTTTGAAGCGGGAAATCCCGAGGGCTTTCTCTGAATCCGCGCTCTCGATGCGCGTGACGATATCTGGGCCTTCGATAGTGTGGATCGCGTGCCTCATCGGCCCGAGGTAGATCTGCCCTGGGCGCTGCGTCGTGTCCGCATACCCGGCCTCGATGAGCAGGTTCTGTGCGCGCGGGCTTGAGAGCGCGTCGCGACTCTTCGGCGACAGGTTGTAGAGCGTGAGCGCACACGTGTTCGGGTCGGGTTTCAAGGTCTTGCCTACCTCGAAAGACAGATCGATATCAGTGACGTCGAGATCTCCGCACACAACGCGCCACTTGCGGATCCATAGGCTCGGGTTCACGTCGGACCCACGAGCGTAGTGACCTCTGCGAGGTTCAGATAGAACAGGTTGACTCGCACGTTTTCGGAAGGCGAGCCTAACTCTCCTAGAGTGGGGGGCGAGTCGTTTCCGATCGCGTTGGAACGGGCGAAGATCTGCCCGGGTAAAGAACGCCTCGTAGTGCCGCGCAAAAGCGACTGGTCGCACAACACCTTCGTTCCCAGTTGAAGCGGCGTACCGTCCAGGCGGTAAAGAGAGAAGTAGTAGCGCTCCTCTCGCGAGTGGTAGCGGATCTGGAACGTGTAGCTGAGTCCGTCCAGTTCGATCGTAAAATCGTGGAACGGTTCGATGATGTCTACTGGCAGTGCGATCATGGCGCAG